CTTTGGCTTGTGCATTGGCGGCTTGTTGTGCGGCGCGGGCTTTTTCGCGTTCTGTTTGGATTTGTTGCTTGGCATAATCTTTTAGATTCTGCGTATTGACTTTCGCTTGCCGATCTGCTAGGGCGGCGGCTTTTGCGATTTGTTCAAATCCGTTCTTTGTTTCTTGAACGCCGGTCGCTTTGAATTGGGCTTCATAGGATGATACAACGGTCATTTTAGCCTCGTAAATACGCGGTCAAACTCAATTCCATAATTCTCAATTGCAGGAGTAAAGAACGGACGCGCGGCGATTCGGGATGTACCGAACTCCTGATAAACGCCATATTCAACACCATCCCGTACAACGGTTGTATCTTGGTCACGTTGTTCGGCTATGATTGAATCGTATAACGCGCCGGTGTCTATAACATCTTCACTAACGATATTTTCTCGCACATGTACCGCGACCTCTTCCGCAACTTCCAGCATAAATTCGGGGATGTTTTCAATATCCTTCATAATTGCCATGAGTCCGCTTAAGTCAACTTTTGTTTCAACTGTCCATGAACTCATTACACACCTGCCTTATTATGCGCGTCCATAATTTGCAAATAATCATACACATCCTGCAATGGAAGTGAGCGAATATAATCCAACGTCCAGCCGGTCTTAAATACTAGATTCCATTCAATTGTCTCGATAGGCGACGGCGCACCGAACTTAAGTGCTAAGAAGGTACGCTCTGCGAGTTTTTTGGGTCGGTCAATGGGTCTTGCGACCGTTTCCAAAACGTGTTCATCAGTAAACGATAATCAGGGAATGGCAAGGTTGAAAGTTCGTCCGCTGTTAGGTTACACACGCGCCCGACTTTCTCTGCAAATTCTTTTGTTGTTTCGGCTCCGTCATCAAACAGGGTACGCCAGTCGCTGATATTGATTTTATAAAAGTCAAAGGTAATCTCTTTGCCATCGTGCAATGTGACATCTGCTTTCTTTTCGTCTGGCATTTTTGTTACTCGCTTTCTCATTAGTTGGAACCGTCAGTAAAGTTACCGATAGTAGACGATCCGGTAAAGCCGCAAGAAATCACGGCTACATTGGAATACGGGAACGATGGAACGTGTCCATCGCAATAGCAGGGGAGCGAGATTTTACGCTTGCCCACCGCCGTTCCTTCGGGTTGGATTAGCAATGTTCCCGAAACCCCGGGTTGCAATGCTGTTGCCATCGCCGTACCGCCAGTCTGCATAACAAGCTCGATGCTTGCGGTTGCATCTTTAATCGTGCTGATTCGTCCGACCTGAGTATCGCTGCCCGCCGTTACTTCTTCATAAGCGATTGACGGGTTGAATGATACGGAGCGATAATCACTGTTGAGAACAACAGTACCGCCAGACCATATCCAGCTTAGTATCATGGTTGGACCTGAGATTAATTCAGGCATGTTTATTACTCCTTAGTCTTTATCTAATATGATGCGATACACTCCGCCGTTTGTATGCACCTGCTGCCCGCCGGGTTCGTTTTGCACAAGTTCTATATCCGTTTCACGCGCCAGCCAAATATTAGTCCATCCACTAACAGTCAGCGGTACGAGGTGCAAAGCCGTATCCACACGAGCGTCAATACTTCCGCCTTGTGCTGCACCATTCAACCCTGTTGTATAGCACCGCACATATACCATCAAGTTTTTGAGGCGGTTGGCGGTATCGTTTACATCTCCACCGCCTTGAATATTGAACACCACGTAGGGGTAACTTTGCCCCTCGGGTGCTTGTAAATGATAGATTGCCGTCGAGCCAGCCAGGAGCGAAGTTATCGCGCTGGTATTTTTCAGACGGCTATAAATTGCGGCGTCTAGTACGTTCATTCAACTACCTCCAAAGTGACGCGCTTCACAGCCCGCCAGCTTTGCCCATCGTTGATGGATGTCACCGCATAAATCACAGAATCCACTTCAATACGATTCTCGTCATTGATCACCGTATCGTAAGGGATTGATAACATATACCCGGTAAACTCCTGCACCGCGCCGCCTAATACGGGCTCACTGCCTGACTTCATGTCAAGTCTACATTCACTTGTGCCAGTCGTTGACCAGGTTTCGATCTGCCCGCCTTCGTCATTGGATACGATGGAGAGCGTTAGGATGTTACAGGTATCAGGCATGAGCAACTCAGTCGAATCGCGCATGTATGCGAGTTCTGCGGTAGTTAGAATAGATGTCATAAGTTCGCTAACTCCTGTAAAAGCCTGTCCTAGTGCTAAACTTCCAAGCGCATCGAATATCATTTGTCATTTTGCGGGCGGGGTTGGTTCAGGCGTGCTTCGCCTCTGTATTTCGGCTTGTAGCGCGTTGATATTCGCCTGTGTTTGATTCAATACGACAAGTTGATCGTAGGCCAATGCCTTGAGTTGCTCAAGCGATAGAGTGGTAATGTCGAGTTGTTGCGGTTGGTTCATTAGTTTCTGCTTTCTATTGTGGCGTGATGATTAAATTAACGTTGGTAGTGTCGCACACTTTCGCGCATTTGGTCAGCGGCGTACCAGCGGTATATTCACCCGCCGCCGTTGCCATGCTATCATGTGCGCCTTTTGCCGCTTGTAGTTCCTGCGCGGTGACACCTTCCAGACCCGGCAAGGCCTGAATATCTTCATCGGTCAGTTGCGCCACGCCTTCATTGCCGTACTGTTCAACGACATTGCGAACACGGGTTTTATATGCTATCAAGACTTTCGATAAAAATACCAACTCTTTGATAATGTTCTTTTGTACTGGGGTTGTTGCCATAATAATTCTCCTAAGCGTTGTTATCAATTGACAGAGCGTATCCCTGTTGGATGGTTGTAGTGTTGCCAGCGTCCGCGTCACTCCATTGTACCGTTACAGTGGTTGCCTGTGTGGTTGTGGAATCAAGTGCCGTGCTAGTGCCATTGAATACAGGGTCAGTAGCTATCCCTTCCACATCCGCGTTCGCGTGTACCTGCATCGTTGTCGTTCCCGCGCCCGTTGCTCGGCAAGTAATACGGACATGGATTTCATAGTTACGATTCGCAGTTGCACTTTTGAGAACGGTGAATGTGCCAAGCGTTGCACCCGCATACTTGACTCTAATCGTCAAAGCGTTAGCGGCAGGCACACCCGTATTGAGTGAACTAACAATCCCTTGAATGGTAATCTCTTCACATTTTCCAACCTGCAAATAATTAGCACCATGCGCCTGTGTGAATATGGTCGTTTCAACTGTACTATTTGCAATCGTTTGATCTGCTGTAATAACGGATTGTGCCTGTACCACTGTGCGGCGAACTGCCAGGTTCGTGAACCATAATGAGTTATGATAATACTCCATCGCGCCCGCTTCAACGGATGTGAGTAATGTCCCGTCTGTGAATTTCAGCGGGGCAGTATTGGCAGTAGCAGAACCAGCTCCTAGATGTAATTTTGCTGTGGGCGTAGCTTGGTCAATTCCGATAGCATTGGCGGACGCATCCAAGAAAAACATATTGGCTTTGGTGTCACTCGCCGCAATAATGTCACCTGTTGCGTCGCCTGACTGATTGAAATATACCGCGCCGCCCAGGGGATTGAAACTCAAGGGATAAGCCACGCCGCCATTACCCGTCAATTTGCCTTGAAACCAAACATCGTAAGGTGCGGCGAGGCTACATCCTACCGCCAATCCAACCGTAACATCACTGGAGATGTACAGTAGGTTATTTGTATCAGCGGACAATGACGGCGCACCATAGACGCCATGAATGTGAAACTTAGAAGCGGGCGCGCTTGTACCCAGCCCAAAGCGTTCAGTATTTACGTCTATGGTGATAATGTTATTTTGATAGTTGCCTTGATAATCAATACGATTGATTACAAAGAATGATTGAGTAGCAGAAGCGTCTTTGATTGCGTTTGAAAAATATACGCCCGCATTGTTTCCCAGACTGGCGGTTGTGCCGTACATGAAAAAGCCACTACCAGAAAATTGGGAAGCGGAGGTATTCTTAAATTGGAAATAGGCATCTGCTTTGTTTATCTCTTGCCCCGCCGTAAATACGTTTTGCGTGTTCAGCATCGCAACGGTATCATTACTTGAGCCAGGGAAGGTGATAGACTTCGCTGCGCTGTTGATAATGGTCAGGATGTTGGTGGCGGGTCCAATGATCTTTGCCGCTTGTAATGTTTTCGTGTTCGTGACAAACTCTGCCACTTGACCAGCGACGCCCGTGCCTGATATATCATTTACCTGTGCGCCTGCTTGAATCCCAGCAAGTTTAGCAGGATCACCCACTGCAAAGCCATAGGCGGGTGAAG